GGTGTGGCCAATTGAGCCGGCACATCCAACGGATCTACGCTAATAAAGTGCCATTCAAGCACTTTGGTCGGCACCGGATAAAGGTGCAAATCGACGTTAGGGTAATTGGTGTTAATCCACATTACTTGTGGATAAGTACTTGTGACAGTCTTAACCGCAATACCGTCGTACTGTTGCTGATTAATGAGCTTAATTCCAAACGAAATGCCCGACGATGGGTCGCGAAAGTAAGTCGCGTCGTCCATCAAAATAGGTCGTTTGCCAACAAAATCACCCGTGGGGCCAAGCGTCTGGCTAAGGAGCCCAGGCAACCATGAAAACACTTGATCAATAGTTGTAAAGATGGATAATCGCTCGGTTGACCATGAGTCAATCATCTGGTTTAGCGCCACCAACGCATCGTTGGCAGTCGCCGCCGAGGGTTCTTCAGCCTCAGCCAGTTGACCGATTAAGCGTAATGCGCCGTTTATCTGATCGCCGGCTGTGGTTGTGGTCATACTTACTCCGTTTTACGACGACGTTTTAGCTCATTTACAGGCTCGGCCTCGGGCTCGGGCTCGCCTAAAGTATATCGTACCCAACCTTCTTTAACATCCGCTTCGGCTTCTAAATCTGAAATTGCAACTTTGCTACCGTGCTTTGGGTGTTTTAGATAGATGTGCATTTAAAATCCTGTGGCGAGGGGTGAGGATCACCCACCCCTCTAAGCGTTAACCTGCGACGCGGTAGAAAACATACGTTGCATCAGCGGTCTTGCGAACGCGCCAATTAGCGGATGTTGCAGCAGAAACAGCAGCCGTACCAACAAGGGTGCAACCTGTGTTAGCAGTAACAGTAGCAGCGTTAGTTGCGCCAATGTTAATGATGTAAAAGTCAAACGAACTGTTGACTTTCATGCTTGGAAAAGCTGTGTCCATGTCTGTACCAAGAGGTACGGTCAAGGCAACGGCTGCGCCAGTGTAAGTAATAATCCCATTTGCAAGTTCAGTAGTAGTTAGCGTTGCGGCTGCTGTTTTAGCTACTGGGGTTTGTTGGGTGTTGAGTTGAACTTCGCCTAAATTGCCATCACCGATCTGATAGCCACCTGCGCCATTTGGAAGTGCCATGATAAATTTCCTTAAAAAAGATTAGAAGAAGGGCTTAAAGCCCTTCTCTGTTTAGCCCCACAAACGAACGGCTGTGACCGGACGAATGGCTGCATAACCATACAACACGTCAATACGGCAAGGCATACGGTCGTTGTTGATGTCGTACTGACGTACGATACGCAACGAAATACCGTTGTGGACTTGACGCGAGGCCATGTCAACACCCTGTGGCAACAGCAAGTCAGCAGTCGCAAACGTGATCGCATCTTTGTGATAGATCAAGTTTTGTGGATATGCTGTAGCCGATCCACCCAAGAACGTCAACACGGCGCTAGAGGCTGGGAACGCACTGATAGTAGCCAAGGCGTTTGCCGGTGTGTACATTGGAGGTTGAACTGACAAAGTTGCAGTGGTTGTTGACGAAACAGTAACGTCAGCAGTCACAACAAACTGTTGCAGCGAACCAGTGGTTTGACGGGTTTGTGGGTTAACAGCGTAGACACCAGCGATGGTGAACACGTCGCCGACTTTAAACGTAGGTGAGCCGCTTGTGAAGCTGATGGCCAACGATGTAGAGCCTTCAGTTGCAACGGTTGTAGCTACGATAGGAGCAGTCGGTGTCACGCCGGTTGTGTGTTGCACAATCGATTGCGACATATTGACTTCGTCTAAGCCCAAAATGCCTTCGCCCATCATGCCGTTTTTGAACTGGCGGCTGATTGTGCCGGTTGGATTAAACAGACCTTTCATACCCTCAACTAGACCGGCGTTAGCAGCGGGGTTAACCGTGGCGTAGCGTTGATCCATTGGAGTGGCAAACTCGTTAAGCTTCTGGTTAGCTTGGAGCAGAACCAAAGAAGTTGCAGGAGTCGTGCCTGGGGTGCCCACCGAGTTGTAGATGCTCTTGTACGCGTTAGCGACGTTTGCGTCTACGGTTGAAGCCAATTGGCTTACGCGGGGTTTAAGCACGCGTTCTGCAAAGTCATCCAATTGCATGGTGAGCTCGGCAGAGGTGAAGTTAACACCAATGTGCTGTTGGCTTGACACGGTCAAGGTTGTGTATTGCTCGTTGTCGTCCTGAACTTGCAGGGCGGCACCGTCGGTCACCAGCGCGCGGTCGGGTAAGCGAATACGCAGCGTTGAGCCAATTTTTGCGCCTTCAACGGCGAACGAGTCGTCATACTGACGGTTTACATTGCGTGTGAGCACCAGATTGTTCTCGAGGATCTCGAGGGATTTACGGGTGATCATATCAATGGTTAGAATGCTATTTGCCATGATAATTCCTAAAATAAGTTAGCGGAGGCGCGCTTCCTGCTTCTTCATCTGTCGCAGTCTTTCGGCTTCAATCCACTCAGATGTAGACATAGTCTTAATCGAGCGTGGATCAGTCGTGTCGTAAGATGGTGAACCAGTCGTACGGGCTGTTACAGGTGAAATCGGCGATGGTGCGTTTGATGTCTTTTTAATCGGTGGGTTTGCGGCTAATTGAGCCTCAAGCTTTCCGATCTCTTTGGCTTGCAAGAAAGGCGAAAGTTTAGAGATCCGTTCAGCTTCCTTGGGATTTGCGCCTAAGTGGTAAGCCACTTCGGGGCCAATGTCCGAGGCCTGAATGGTCTGGGCCATCACGGTGGTGATTGGTAGATTCGGGTTATAAGCGACTTGTTCAAAGTCGTCGTACTTGGCTCGAACCTCTTCCTCTTTATCGTGATACGCGTTCAGTATCTCTGTTTGCTGCTTGCGCTGTTCGCGCTCGGCTAGTTTTTGCTCTGCACGCTGTTCTGCCAATGCTTCGACATAATCTTCGTTTGAGGCAAACTGCTCAGGCGTAACTGGCACTTGCGGCGCGACAGGTTGAACTGCTCGCTCCCGTTCCCACTTTCGCTGCTCGCGTGCGAGCCGCTTGCCGATGGCTGCGTCTAATTCCTCTTGTGAGAAGGTCTTAGGTGCTGCTTCGGGTACTTCCGGCGCTTGTACTTCAGTTACCGGTTCTGCCGTGACTACCGGTTCTGGCGCGGGCACTTCCGCTTGGCTTACTTCGTCTGACATTTGTAACTCCGAGGAGTCCTGGTGGATCGCACCAGTACGATAATTATAGGGTAAATATTACGCAACGGCTAGACTTCTGCCTTGCTCGTATAAATTTGTACCATCTGAGCGAAATACAAAATAATCTTTGGCACTTGCAGTTGTGGTCAATGTAGGTGCTGTGCCGCCCGTCCATTTAAAAACCGAGTTCCAAGTTAAGGTATTGCTACCCGCATTTTGGATAACCGCAAGCGCGTAGAACGCGCCGTTGACTAAACCTGTAGGCGCGCCCATTGTGCGGTTGGAGCTAACAAAAGTAAACGTAGCGGTCTGTGCGGTGCTAGCCGCCCAAGCGATAGTGGCGGCGTCCGTTAATGTGGCGTTGCCAAAATATTGTTGAGCAGTAAAATTAGTGGCCGTGCCAGGTGCAACAAAATCCGTGCCGGCTGTAGCAGCAGATAACGCAGTACCGTTACCTTTAAGCACACCGCTAATGGATGTAGTCAAGGTCAAAGCAGGGGTTGTGCCGCCACTTGAGGTGCCCGCGAATCCGTTTGCTGAAGCGACTGATATCGCAGAGGTTACGCCAGTTACACCACTTATGGTGCCGCCAGTAATGGCTACCGTATTAGAATTTTGCACTGCCATTGAGCCTAAACCAGTAATGTCGGTATAGGGAATTGTTGTACTAGCAGATGCGGGGTTAGGCCCGTTGCCAAACATATAGCCAATTAAATTTGACGCGCCTGTGCCACCGTAAGTAGCGTTTAACAAACCGCCAAGGGTTAATGTACCTGACGATACAATTGGCCCACCGGTCATAGTTAAGCCTGTTGACCCACCCGAGCCATTAACAGAAATAACAGTGCCCGTACCAGATAAATATGTCCAAGTAGGGGCGGTTGTGCCGTTAGACGTTAGTACTTGATTGGCAAGACCAACATCGGGTGGTATAAGCAAAGTGCCTGTTTTAGCCGGCACATCAATTGTGAAGCTATCAACGGCATCTTCAGACGATAGCGTAATCGTACCGCCTAACGTAGCAGCATCAAAAATTAAGCGGCTCATGGTAACTCCTTTATGCGCTTAAAGCCGCAACTTTTTCTTGGAAAGCCTTAACTCGAGCATCCAGAGCAATTTGTCCCTGGGTAAGCGTTTCGATTTCGGCTTTAAGCTTGTCTTCACGTTCCATAGCGTTAGTTTCACGCAACAACACAGCCTTTTCGCGAGCCGAATAATCGGCATCTAACTGAGCAAACTTAGCAGCATTTTGCTCAATTTGCACATCTAGATCTTTTTCACGCGCATCTTGCACGGCCTTAGCAGCCTTGGCTTTTGCGTTGGTGTCTTTAGCATCTGCTACAAGTTGTGCGGCCTCGGCTTTGGCGTTATCCGTAGTCACCTTGGTTTGTTCAAGCAAACGGTTGGTTTCTTGAGCAGCAGAAATGGCACCTTGGCGTGTGGCTAATTCATCCCGCACTGCAATATATTGCTTTAAATCAGCAGGGAATTTTTTAGTCAAATACTCAATAGGATCAATGGCTTGCTGAGAATCGTTAGAAATGTCCATGATTCGTCCTTACGCGTAGTAACTGATGTTAAGTTTCGCGCTTGCAGATTGTTCGATAAATTTAATCATCGTTAAATCACCGTCATATTGCAGCGTAACGCCAGCAGCCAAGGGCATACCAACCGAGGCCGTGGGCGCCACGCCATCATCACGCCACCGAACCGCTTGGGTTTCTGGGGTAATCATGGCAATAGTTGGGCGTTGATTTAAGCCGTTTACATCGGTTGCGGGAACAGTTAGGCTTGCCGCTGAACTCAAAGATGTAATCTGTTGATACCCAAGACGTGTGGTAATAGCTTTAAGATTGACGGACATCTAAATTCTCCTTCGGTCAGTAAAAGACCTAATTTCAATAAATTTTACTTCATTACCTTCAATAGGTGGTGGTGATCCATCAAACGCAAACGCATTTACGCTAAATGCTGTGATACTGAAAGAACTTGATGAAAAACCTTGCATTACCCTCTCCAAAGATCGCTTGCAATGCCGGTGCCTAACACTGTGGCACTGTTCATTTTGGCGACGTTGACATCTGGAGGTGCAGCATTCATAGCCGCTAAAACGGCGGCAGCTAAGGTAGCATAATCGATACTGCCCGAAGCCGCTAGGTTCATTTTGTTACCCATCGTGCCAGTTTCGTTGTATTGAGCAGCCAAAGCACTCCAAACAGCAGCGGCAAGGCTTTGC